GTGGTAATATTAGCTGCTACTTGAATGACTCGACCGGAGGGTCTTCTGACTTATTCAAGGCTTTGATAGAAGCTACAAGTACGACGGTAAATAGTTTTAACTTCGTGTTTAATATCGGAGGAACTGTCTCAGGAGAACCCAGAGTGGTTGTAACGATGCCTCGCTGTCATTTAGAGATCCCAACACACTCTATAGAGGATGCAATTAGTTTAGAGACAGAGTTTCATGCACTGCCTGCTGGTGTAAATGTTGGCAATACCGCAGCAAACTACGAAGCAAAATTGCAATACAAAGCATCATAACGTTACAAAAAATATTTCTTGACTTTATAGGTTATTTGAAATATACTATGTAATAGAAAATCGAGACAGGGATGATTTTTCATCCCTGTTTTGTTTCCACAATTAAATAATAAGGATCAAAACATGAGCGACACCCCTATTTCATTAGCCACTCTAATGACACCAAGTAAGACAGTATCAATTGACTTCCCCGGCTATGCAGGAATGGAAGTAAGCCTATGTTACTTAGGCAGAGATGAACTAATAAAACTTCGTAAGAAGTGTGTTAGTACTAAATTTAGTAAGAAAACTCGTCAACCAGAAGAAATTCTTGACGAAGATAAATTTTTACTCGAGTACTGCAAGGCAGTAGTTAAAGGCTGGACAGGCCTAAAGTATCGTTACCTAGAAGAGCTTCTTTTGGTAGATATCTCGGCACTGGACGCAGATGACGAACTGACATATACTCAAGATAACGCTGAGCTTCTTATGAGAAACTCTTCTGATTTTGACTCTTGGGTCACTGAGACAGTAGGCGATCTTGAAAATTTTACTGGGAACAAGTAGGCGAAATAAAATCCCTACTTGAAAGATATGTAAAATCACAAAATCAATCTATTGATCTTGATAAGTACTTACGTATCTGTGAACAGTTAGGAGAAGAGCCCGATCCCCAAAAGATGCCACTCGACCCTTCCGATCTTCCGGAAGTGGTCCAAGTGGCATTTTTTCTATTTGGACTACTTGAAGATATTTGGGAGGGTATGTCAGGGTCTTATATGGGAAAGAGGTGGGACAACATAGAGTATCTCTTTAAACTTTACGAAGTAGAAGAGCCCAAAACAATGATGTTCATAATGAAAATGTACGAAGGTATCGTAGTACGGCAGAAAGCAGAAGAAGCAGAAAAACGACGAAAGGCAGAAGAAAGAAAGAGCTCTGCGGGCGGTGGAAAAAACTTCACCCATAATGTGAAAGGTTAATGGCAAAGAATAAAGTTGAAATCGACGTAAAAGTAGACGATAAAGGCACTACCAGGAAGGTAGGTCTAGGAGCCAAGAACGCTGCTAAAAATCTGGACGAGACTGCAAAAAACGCAAAAACTGCCGATAGAAACATTAAAGGTACTGCGAATGCTTCCTCGAATGCTACCAAAAACTTCTCTAAGATGTCCCAAGGTATGGGAGGCTTAGTAGGTGCTTATGCTACTTTAGCTGCTCAGCTATTTGCCGTTTCTGCCGCTTTCAACTTCCTCAAGCAAGCAGGCGACCTCAAGATCCTTAAACAAGGGCAGTTAGCATACTCTAGTGCAACTGGCATAGCAATGAGGACTCTAACAAGAGATATTATTGCAGCAACAGATGCTCAAATAACTTTTAAAGACGCTTCTCAAGCAGCCGCAATCGGTGTAGCCTCTGGCCTGAACCCAGATCAGCTAACTCGACTAGGTAAAGCTGCAAAAGATGTAAGTGCTATACTTGGTCGAGATGTAACTGATTCTTTTAATCGACTTGTTCGTGGTGTTACAAAAGCAGAACCAGAACTCCTTGATGAACTTGGTATTATTCTACGCTTGCGGAAAGCAACCACCGAATATGCTAATGCAATCGACAAAGATGTCGAATCTTTGACAGCCTTCGAGAGAAGCCAGGCAGTAGCAAACGAGGTTCTAAGTCAAGCCGAGGATAAGTACGGCAGAATCATGGCGATAACCGATGTAGGCACCAATAGGTTTGCAAAACTTGGTAAAGCCTTTGATGATATGGTAAACAAGTTTAAGATCGGAGCAGAAAAAGCAGCAGGGCCTTTAGCAGACCTTATAGTAAATACTCCTGCTATAGCTTTAGCTTCTATAGGGCTATTTCTTAAGCCAGTACTTACCGCTATTCTTCCAGGACTTACAAATATTGCCACAGCAACTGCAGCAGTTGCAGCACAAGCACAGACAAGTTTTGATGCCGCCACCGCATCCGCCAAGAGATATGAGGCGGCATTAAAGGTTAAAGCACCTAAAATAGATCCTAAACTTGCACAAGCCGGTCTTGCGGGCTCTTTAAAAGGCGTAGCACCTGGTGCAAATAAGTCCATCTTAGCACAGGCACAGGCAGGGAAGCAGCTTAATAACCGCCAGATAAAAGCCCTTAGAGAAACAATACAAAAGAAAAAATTGTTAAGAGGCAAGGAGCTATCGGACTTCAATAGACATCTAAGGCAGATGGAGGCCGCGAATACGGCCTCAAACAGAAGAATGGTTGCCGAGTTCAATTTAGCACAGCAGCAAAAAGCAGCAGGCCTAAACAGATTCAAGCTAAAAGCTCTAGGTGTTTTTTCTACTATAGCCAACGCAGCCGCAGCAGCCGCTCGGTTCATAGGCATGGCTTTTAGTTTTCTTGGCTATGCTGCACTTGCTGTTACACTTTTTACCGTGGTAAAAGGGTTTTTCTCTCAGAAAGAAGTTACAAAAGAAGTGGCCGAAGAAACAGACTACCTTTACGATAAACTTGTAAGTGTTAATACTGAGATGGAGAACTTTGTAAGGATACAAGAAGTATTAAATGATACCGGAAACAATACAGAAGGCACTATCTCTGCTATCGGGAAGCAGCTGGGCAATCTTTCAATGGGTCAATGGGAGGACGTTACCAGAGATTTTAAAGCTGAGCTGTTTCAATATAGTATATATCTGGAGCAGTTAGAAGACGAAAAGATGCTACGAGCTCGTATAGCTGAGGCTGAGAAGAAACGAAAAGCGCCTTCGAACAGCGTCCTGGCGGGTGTCCCCTTACTGGGCCCGAGCGTAAGCTATTTAGGCAGCCTCTTAAAAAATAGGGGAGAAAGGCGAGATACCTCATCATTAAATTTTGTCGAAAAGCAGAACGCACAGATGCAAGAGGAGGTTAAGTTATCTGAGGCATTTCTCGAGCGTATACAGCAGATGAATGATGCTCTTAATTTGCAGACGGATGCAAAAATAAGAAATAGCGTACAAGGCTCCAGATTAGCAGATGTTACTGACCGAATACTTAAAGGAGAAAAATTCACTACAGAAGAGCTTTTGTCGGCTATTCAAGCCTACAAAGGTTTAAGTGCCGCCATTGACACTGCTACTAAGTTACGTATCGAAAACGCTAGAACAGGCGACGACCTGAGAGATAAGATGTTTCCAAAATCAGATGCGGAAAAGTACTTGCAAACGCTCAACGCACAGTTAGAGGCAGAGAGATTTATTATTGCTGCAAATGCCACAGAGGCAGAACAGCAGAAAGAGAGAATTCAACGCTTGGAGGACGAGATCGCACTCTTTAAGGAACTTAATGAGCAAAAGCTTCGCCATGAAGGTGAACGAAGAAGGCTAGATTTAGTCGACCTAAAGTCCGCTCCTGACGTAGAGTTTAAGGCTCTCAGAAAAGAAAGAGTAGAGCGACATAAGATTGCGCAGATGGAATTGAAAGTGGAGCAAGCGAAAGAAAGCCTCGCGACAAAGAAGAAAGTAGCCTTTGCAGATGGAAAAACCCCCACTGCTGCGCAGCTTGCCGAGATTCAGAAAATCAATGATGAGATCTTTAAGCAAGAGGAGCTTGTTCGAAGAGCAAATCTCGCTTTAACAGATGGACATAAAATTTCACAAACCCTTGCAGACTCCTTCGAACAAGGCCTCACAAGCTCTCTCCAAGGTTTAATAGACGGAACTATGAGTGTCAGTGATGCCTTTAAAAACATGGCCAACGTAATGTTGAACGCGTTATCAAAGGTAATCGCAGAACTACTAGCTGTAAAAATGTTAAAAATGCTGATCGGCGGAGCTGTGGGGTCTATCGGTAGCGGTATCGGCGGAGATACTGTAGATTCAGGAGGTATGGGCCAGTCTTCTTTAGCTAGACTGTCGCCAGATGGATTCAGAAACGGGGGCATCGCTACAGCTCCTAAAGGTTACTCAGCCGGCGGAATAGCAAAAGGATCAACCTCGGGATATCCTGCAGTACTGCATGGAACAGAGGCAGTTGTACCTCTACCCAACGGCAACTCTATACCTGTAGAAATGAAAGGGTCGGGCGCCACCACAAATAATAATATTACAGTAAATGTATCCTCAGACGGACAAACCAGCACACAAGGCGGACAAGGTATGGATATGAATAAAATGGGTGTAGCAGTAGCTGCAGCCGTACAGAAAGAATTACAAAATCAAAAAAGATCGGACGGGATACTTAATCCTTATGGAGTAGCATAATGGCACTAGGTTTTATTTACGATGGAGGCATTGGGTATGCCACTCCAGATAAGGCTCTAACAAGATCTTCCAATCCTGCTGTCTTAATGGCAAGATTTGGAGACGGGTATGAGCAGCGAGCAGCTGACGGCATTAACACTATTAAAGAGACCTACTCTCTTTCCTTCAATAATAGAACAAAGGAATTTGTAGATGATGTGGTTAATTTTTTAGATACCGCCGGAGGCGTTACCTCCTTTACTCTTACGCTCCCTGATTCTAATAATACAACTAGAACGGGTGAGAAGGACGTAGTAGTGGTTTGTTCCAGTTATTCAACTGCGTACACCTACGATGATTTTTATACAATAACGGCAGAACTAAGAAGAGTTTATGAACCATGAGTGATTTAATCGCAACAGACGCACAGCAACTAGAAATCGATAGTGCTATGATAGAGCTATTTGAGCTAACACTTGATGACGGTCAGGTGCTTTATTTCCATGATGGATTAGAGGCAGATATAAGTACGGTGCAGTTTAGAGATAATGCTGCGCCTTTTGCATTACGTACATATGAGGCAATACCTGTACTAATGGAGGGGCTTGATTTAAGCAGTGATGGAGCCCCCGCGCGCCCCTCTTTCATGGTCGCGAACATCCTTAGTATGTTCAGCAGCGTCGTAGGTGACTTTACAAATAACGATCTAATAGGTGCATCACTGTTTCGCCGTAGGACTTTAAAAAAGCACTTACATGGGGAAAGCGCTGCAGGCTCTGCAGGAACGGCCCCTACAGAGTTCCCTATTATCAAGTATGTCATAGATAGAATCGCTTCAGAAACCAATACCACAGTTGTATTTGAGGTAGCGGTGCCCTATGACTTAGAAAACATAAAGCTACCTAGAAGGGTTGTAGTAGGTAAGTATTGCTCCTGGCAATATCAAGGAGCGGCTTCAAACAGGGGAGGCTGTTCCTTTCCTGAAGATAGTATTTTAACGATATACCCTCAATACAATGCCAACGGCGGCGATAGCCTGCAACACAGAGTCTATTTTAATATAGATGATGTGTTATTGTTTCGCTCAGACTATTTTACGAACACAACTTCCCCAGCTTGGGCAAGCGGTCAAACTTACTATGCTACCACTTATGTCTCGGATGGAGGTAAGTACTGGAGGTCTTTGTCAGAGCATACCTCAGCAACAGGAAATAGACCTCCTAGTAGTTCCTGGGCCCCCATTTTTACATATACAACGCATGATGCCACGAACCAAAATTACGCGTTAGAAGATCGAGTTTTTTACTCAAACCGCATATGGAGATGTATACTGGGACATAACTCCTCTACCAGCTCTGTGGGTACTATATTACCCTCGGATGAATCGAGATATTGGGTGAGGGACGATGTCTGCGGAAAGACACTACAGTCTTGTAAGGCACGATTTCAGTATAAGCCCAGGGTTGATGTTGCAAATTCGCCACCAAGCGGGTCCCCAGATACTCGCGTAATTTTACCCTTTGGAGGGTTCCCCGGAACCCAGAAGTTCTAGTATGATACAATTTTTAGATGAAATAAAAGCACACTTTGAAAAATGGTACCCTAAAGAAGGTTGTGGGGTACTTGGAGTAGTCAAAGGGGATCTTAAATGGTTCCCTTGCGACAATGTAGCAAAAGATACGGAAGATTTTATAATAGACTCTCAGCAATATTTAAAAATAGCAAGAAGCTGTGATATTGTAGGAGTAGTCCACAGCCATCCAGATTCTAGCAATGAGGCGAGCATCTCAGATATAAACTATTGTAATGCTACTAAATTACCTTATCATATTTTTAGCTATCCGGAAATGGAATTAAATACAATAGAGCCTGAGACTATATCTAAGCCTTTGTACGGCAGGAATTATGAATTTGGTGTCTCGGACTGTTTAGAAGCCGGTATAGATTATTATAAAGCTGAGGGAATTTCTCTGCCAAAAAGAATACCTTTCGAAGACGACTGGTGGGAAAAAGGGATAGACTACTTCACAGAGGATTATATTAGTACCTGGGGATTTAACAAAGTCGAAGGTAATATGCAGAAAGGTGACTTACTTATTTTTGCAATTAGAGCCGCAGTAGGTAATCATTGCGGAGTATACTTAGGGGATGATCTAATCTATCATCATGCACAAAACAGAATATCTTGCAGAGAGAATATCTACCCTTTCTGGAAAAAACATATAATTGGAGTATATCGTTATGCGTCGTAAAGTTACTTTAGCCGGAGAGCTAAAAGAAAAATTCGGAGAAGTATTTTATGTAAATGCAGACTCCCACCAAGACATTTTAAAGTGTATAGAGGCCAATAGGCCCGAGTTCAAACGTTATTTACTAGACTCTATAGATAAAGATGTTGGGTTTACGATCGACATGGCAGGAGAGTCTGTGGCAGAAGAAGACTTATTGGTACCTTTGACAGAAGGGGATGTTACTATTACTGCTATACCCGCAGGATCTAAGACTGGTATGGGCAAGATCCTTGCTGCAATTGCTCTAGCGGTACTTGTAGTATATACAGCAGGTGCAGCGACACTGGCAGCTTCGGGTACAACAGGTGCCGGCTTCGGTGCAACACTGTCCGCAGGCATGGGAGCTAGCTTCTCGGGTATGCAGATGATAGGAATGGGTCTTGCGGTTAATTTAGCTTTCGCAGGTATGCAACAGCTGATGGCCCCGGATCCCGCTGTTGATAAAGATACGGCTGTAAACTATATGTATAGCGGTTCTGCCCAAACTATTGTGGAAGGAGACCCTCTTCCAGTACTGTACGGAGAACTCAGAGTTCCTGGCAGACCCGTAGGACTCGACATAATCAACGGCGTATACCGCAACAATAACGCAATTATAGACTTCAACAACAATCTAACAATCATAGATTCAGAGCTAGAAGAGGAAATTATCTAATGGAAGTACCAATTTTACCACAGCCGCCAACCTACAACCCTATAGACCCCGATAAAAACCCAACGATGGGAGGCTCTAGTTTATTAGGCCAAACTCGTCAAACACTTACGGTAACAGATCTTATTTGTGAAGGGCCTATTCAAGGTCTAGTAGACGGCGCCTCTTCTATCTTTTTGAACGATGATAGAGCCGTTCCTGATTCAGAAAGCCAACTATCAGTATCTAATGGCCCTATTACGGTTGGGCTTGTCAACGGCTCCACTACTGCTACAATCAGTGCCAATGCCCCTGATAATCTTATAGCCGAATCGACGGGAGGCCCTAGAAGCCTACTCGTTAAAAAGGCTGCCGGACCTGTAGCCGTTACGCTATCTAGGCTCTCAGGTGCCCAAAGGGGTATGCCTTCTAATGCCAGAGCGATTAGTGTTGTCGGGGGAGCGGCTTCAATTCTTGAAAGCTATGTATCTACTGTCAGTGTAGGAAGATTCGCTGACGACAGGTATGTTGCGGTTAGGTTAGAGCCTACAGTAGAAGATGCAGACAGTTTAAAAATCCCTACACTTGGTTGGATAAATTACATAAGCGCAGGACAAGCGACCGGGAATGTTTCTACAGCGCGATTCATTCCAGGCTCTGCTAATGTTAATTCCGGATATGAGATTGAAACAGGCTCCTATAATTTAGTAGTGGATAGATTCATAGGAATCTCCGCTATTAGTAATAAAGTACTAACACTTAAAACTGCATGGACAGGGTCTACCGGCAGCTATGACTTTGATGTAAATGGAGGCATTGCGCCTGCTTTTGATCCTGCAAACAGTCTACAGGGTAGTCTTTTGACCACCTACGGAGGAGTTCAGACTCAGTTTAGAACAGGGACTAGAGACCAAACATCTTTTACAGGACAGGGCGGCGTAGGCTCTACAGCCATATCAAATAATCCCTCCGCGGGAGGTACTATACAGTGGACCTCAGGGTATAGCGATGCGCAGGGGAGCGGCACCCAAGCCCCTAAAGAGCTGCTAGGAGCTTCTTCGTCAGGTTTCAACCTTACTAGCTCTCAGATACTAGAGTTAGACGAAGTCCGTATCAATTGGCAATATGGCGCCTTATACTCCATGGACGACGAAGGAAAGGAACTGCACAATACCGCACTATATAACGTTAAGCTTGCTATAAAAAGATTAGGTGCGAGTAGCTTCGATCCAGCTTTTGACCTTCATGAGTCTCTTCGACATCATGCAAAAAGCAAAAATGCCGTATCGTTTAATACAGTTACTGAGATGAAGCAGTATCAGCCTATGGCTGACTTTAAGTTTACAATTAGTAGAAAGACCGATCATGAAGGCGATGCCCACGACGCTAATGGCGTGAGGGATTCCGAGCGGCCCACAAATGCCTCATCTGCTACTATAAGCAGCACAACAGCTATAATTAAAGAAAACTTAAGCCATCCTTACTCTGCAATGGCAAAAGTAAGCTTTAGCTCAAAAGAGTTTCAAAATATGCCCAAAAGGTCCTACCACCTTAGAGGTTCAATGGTAAGGGTGCCCTCTAACTATGTAACAAGAGAAGAGTTAGGAAGTAATCAAGCGACTTATAATAGAGATAGCAACGGTATAGTGCAAAACACTTATCAAGACTGGGATGGATCCTTCAGACCTACTTTAGTATATACAAATAATCCTGCTTGGGTTTTTTACGATATACTTGTCAATAATAGATACGGCTTGGGAGACTTCTTATCGAAATCCGATATTGATATTTATCAGCTATATAGAATAGGCAGGTACTGTGATGAGTTAGTGCTAGATGGTAAGGGAGGGTATGAGCCTAGATTTACTTGCAACTTGTATCTTACGAAGCAGGCGGATGCTTTTAAAATCCTAAAAGATATGCTGACTACTTTCAGAGGCTTATTGTATTTTATAGACGGCAAAATCGCACCCATCCACGACGCCCCTTCAGGCGCTATATATAACTTCTCAAAAAGTAATGTTATAGATGGAGCATTTTCTTACGAAGGTACAGGCAGTAAGACAAGAATTAACCAAGTAGTTGTAAGTTGGAATAATCCAGATAACAACTATAAACTAGAACCTCTGCTTGTAGAGGACAGAGCCAATATTGCTAAAACTGGTAAAATTGTAAGCCAGGACTCTTCTGCATTCGGCTGTGCTTCCGAAGGACAGGCCTTGCGCTATGGGAGATGGAAGCTGTGGACTGCTGCCAATCAAACCGAAATAATACGCTTCTCAACAGGCGTAAACGCATCTTATCTGTTCCCTGGAGATATAGTTAATGTGCAGGATGCAGATAAAAACAGTGTGCGATATAGTGGAAGACTCTCTTCCAGTTTAGAAAAGTCTCTAACGCTCTCCGCGACCCACCCTAAGGGAGCGCTTGCAGAGGCGGCCACAGGATTAGCTAGTACAAACTACACCGATCCAGTGGTGATGTCTTGCACCGCTACGCTTCCTGCTACATTTACTCAAGATGAATGTCTATTTGAAAAGGGCGGCACTGGTCGAGGGATACTTGTTGGTGTTCTGCATAATAGTGGAAACCCTCAGCTCGTGTATAGATTTAGTGAAGCTTCCGGAGCTAACCAAGCTACGGGAACGCTTGGGATTTGTGAAAAGGTGGCTATTAGTGATATACCTGAGTTTGATGGTGGGATTCATACTATTACTTGGGAGGCGTACCCGGCCGCTCCAGGAAGAGGACGTTTGTGGATTGATGGCCGTCCTATAATCGACGCAACAACTACAAATGCTAGTGCGGTTGAGGCGGCTGCCTGGGGTGGTACAAATGCTGGTGGATACGGGCAGATTGGTGCTGCTATTCCTGGAGACTATACCGGAATGCAGTCATGGCATGGAGCCTTGCATTCGGACTTACGTGTATATAACGACCAAAGTCTTCCGTACACTAATACTCTTGTCTCTTTAGATTCTCCTGTTACTTTGAATGCAGGCTCAACCTATGAGCTAAGCGTTGTCTTCGTAACGCCTAGAGCTTTTTTGGCACAGGATAGTGTAACTATTAACTCTGTGGACTATGTCCGAGGAGACTTAATTGAAAGTGCATATATTGATTCCAACGGAGACGGCACATACACTTTCCAGCTTATAAACAGTGAAACAGACGCGACAAACGCAAAAGCAACTCAAACAGGTACGGAGGCGCTTTTATTAAGTTGGTC